GACTTGGTTGCTGAACTAGAAGGATCAGCAACACCCAGTGAGCCAGTGGAAAAAACAGATCCCACAGATCCACCTGATCCAGACAAGCCAATGCTTCCGCCACTGCAACAAAAACAAGAACTGTTAAAAAGGGCAGTAGGTGTTGACAATGTGTATGATGATTCGTACGCAGATCAAACACACGCAGACAGCGATCTAAACGCTATCAAGAAAAACGCAGGACTAATGGCTAGTGTTATGCACAGCGATGACGGTCCTATGGATGGATAATCATGCCACCTGTAGAGAAACTTTGGAGTACCTACAAGGCCACCGCAGACTTTGACACATTCACCGCCGACGAACACGAAATATTCTATGAACCCAGCACTGGTGATCTACGCTTAGACGACGGATCAACACCAGGCGGCATCCCACTAACATTTACAGAATTAAGATTTGACACAACTCATCTTTTATCTGGAAACGAACCTGCTGGTAGTGTATCCTGGAATGCTGAAGATGAAACAATAGATATTGTTCATCCTAACGGAGTAGTTCAAAGCGTAGGACAAGAAACATACGCTTATGTAAGAAACAAAACTGGTAGTACCATACCGGATGGTACAGCAGTACGATTCGCTGGGGCAGAACAAAACGGTGAATCAAGATTGTTAGTTGCTCCTATGCAAGCAAACAATGAATTTCCTTCCCTATATGTGTTAGGTGTAACCACTGAAGACATTGCTGACGATGCTGACGGTCGTGTCACAGTATGGGGCAAGGTTAGAAACATAGACACCACCGGGCCAGGTGCTGAATCCTGGAATGTTGGCGATATTATCTATGTTAGTCCAACCACTGCTGGTAGATTGACCAATGTTCGTCCTACTGCACCCAACAATGTTATTCCGATAGCCGCGGTATTAAGAGTAGATGCAACAGAAGGTGAAATATTTGTTCGTCCCAGTTTTGAACAACAAAAAAACTATGCAGAAGCACTGCGCAGTACCTCTCAACAGATTACTCCTGCTACAACAGCAGTAGCAGTGAGTTTTAGCAGTATTCCTGTTGCCCAACAAATTAGCCTCGATCCTGCTGATGCCACAAAGATAGTGTTTGCTGAAAGTGGTTTTTATAATATTGCAATCAATGCTCAGTTACAGAGCACCAATGCTAGTGCAAAAGATGTAAGAATATGGCTTAGAACAGGCGATGTAGATGTAGCAGGAACAACCAGAGTTACAACGCTAACAGGAAATAATGAGTTTAAGACATTTACAGCAACACACAATCTCAGTCTCGCTGCCAATGCAAATGTTCAGATCATGATGGCCAGCACTGATAACACTGCGAGTATATCAGCCTCTCCTGCCACAGCTTATGCTCCTGCAAGCAACGCCATGGAAGTGATAATTACACAGCCTGCATTATAATAAATACTCCTATAATACTACAATAAAAAACAAGGAGCTAGTATGAACACCAACGAATATGACGTAGTTGTGATCAAAGTTGTGGACGGCGACACAGTGGATGTAGACATTGATCTAGGATTTGGCATTTGCCTAAAGGACGAGCGTGTGAGAATCATGGGCATTGACACACCAGAATCACGCACCAGCGACAGAGTAGAAGACCTATTCGGCGAAGCGGCAAAGGCCCGACTAAAAGAACTTATGAAGCACGGCGGCAAGTTAATCACCACGGAAGATAAATCAGGCGAAGATATGAAAGGCAAGTTCGGTCGTATTCTTGGAGATTTCAAAGTAGAATACAATGGCGATATGCGCAGAGTAACTGATATCATGACAGAAGAAGGACACTGTGTTCCTTACTTTGGCGGTAGCAAAGAAGACACACAAGCACAACATGCTGTGAATCGTGAACGTCTACTCCAAGAAGGCATTGTTAGTCGTGAAGACTATGACAAAGCCGTTAAACTTATGGAAGGCAAATAATTGGATCTAAAAGATCTTAAAACACTTGCAGGTATAACCAACACATTCACTGGCTTAAAGCCAGTGGATGAGAATCTCAGTATCACAGGCACCGAAAAAGCAAAACTGCAACGCAAACACAAGATCGAACCAGGAACAGACGATTGGTTCCGCTTGTGGTTTTCAAAACCTCACCTCACCGGCGAAAAGCCCGTTAAATAACCACATGGAAAAGAAATACTGTGCAGCACCTTGGCGTGGATTGCACATCAACTTTCGTGGCGATGTTAAAACCTGTTGTGCTGGCGATCCTAATATGTTAGGCGATCTTAACAGTAAAAACTTAATTGACATCATTCACAGTGATAAAATGCAAGAAATCCGTGCTAGTATCAAGCAGGGTGACTTGCATCCAGAATACTGTTATAATTGTATCCAAGCAGAGCAGAATGGCAGTAGCGAACGTGACTGGCACAACACAGTAAATCCAGAATTTGATGCTCAAACTGCCAAATTGACCGAACACAAGCCGACACTAATTGATGTGCGGTGGAACATTACTTGTAATCTAAGTTGCAACTACTGCGGGCCATATTGCAGTAGTAAGTGGGCAGGACTTAAAAAGGAATATGTTGATAACGGAGTTAAACCTTATCATAGGCAAGTGATTGATTATATGATGACCAACAAAGATGATATACGTGAAGTTGCACTGGTTGGCGGCGAACCACTTTTGCTTAAAGAAAATGCTACACTATTAGCACTTTTACCAAAAGAAAAACTTGTTACTATTATAACAAACATGAGTGTTGACTTTGACGATAACCCAGTTGCTAAACAGTTGTTTGAACGTAGCAATGTTGGTTGGAGCATGAGTTTTGAAAATGTAGGTCCAAGATTTGAATATGTAAGACATGGAGGCAACTGGCAACAATTAGAAAAAAATCTTTCTTGGGTTACTTTTTTAATGCAACATAGGGGACATCATGGAGGCATCCATGCAGTGTATAATATATACAACTGTACCAGGCTTACTGAAATTATGCGGTTTGCCCGCGGCAAAGGCGTAAGCATCATATGGCAAACCCTTTATCAGCCTGAGTATCTTGATCCACTTAGACACAATAGTGTAATTAGAGAGTTGGCTTTACAAGAAATACAAAAGGCACAATCACAGTTCAATCTTAACGGGCAGGAGAACTGGTTTTTCAACAACGTCAAAGCCAGTTTAGAAAATAAGATTTCAGGAGAAACTCTCACACAAGAATTTGTGCAACACATTGAGGATATTGAAACACAGTATCATCCTGATCAAAAAGGAAAGTTTTCTGAACTTTGGCCAGAGATTGCTCAGGCCCTTTGATTGATTACGGTGGTGTTTTTAACACCAATGTATTGCGGCCAACTGCTATGTTGTACAACTACACTTGTATTCTTCACACCATTGACCAGTTTCCAATAGTCAGGACACACAGGTTTAATTTTTGGCTCTATTAGTCTGTCGCGTTTAGCACTGTTGCAACTTTTACAGGCAGTCACACAGTTTTCCCAATTTGTTTTACCACCTTTACTAAGTGGTATTACATGATCAATTGTGAGATTGCGTCCGCTGTAGGCTTCACCGCAATATTGACATGAGAATAAATCACGTAGGAACATGTTGTGCCTTGTGAAACGCATCTTTCCGTGCTTTTCTCTTTTAAATCCCTTCTTGGTAACCACCACAGCAGGTACCTGCATTTCTAAGTTGGCACTGTGGATGGTCCAATCATCATACCACTCTAGTACATTTACTTTTTCGAGAAAGTAAAGTTTCACAGCGGCTGTCCAGTGGATGGTGCTTAGTGGTAAAAAGTTTACCGGTTGATAATCTGGAGCGAGGACTAAAGTATTGCTCATACATGGTATTTACAATAAGTAATTGTATGAGCAAAAGTTTAGAAGGCGTACTGGTTAAAAAAGCCTACAGTCGTGAAAGTTATACAGAGCAACAGGTCGAAGATTTTGTACAATGTGCAAATCCTGAAACTGGGCCTGCATATTTTATGAGCCATTTCTTTTACATCCAACATCCTGTGCAAGGCAAGATGCTGTACCAACCCTATGACTTTCAAACTAGACTGATCAGCACTTATCACAACTACAGATACAGCATTAGTATGATGCCACGGCAGACAGGTAAATCAACCAGTGCCGCTGGCTATTTGCTATGGTTTGGTATGTTTAAACCAGACAGTACCATCCTGGTAGCCGCACACAAATATGCAGGTGCGCAGGAAATCATGCAACGAGTTCGTTATGCTTATGAAGCATGTCCTGATCATATTAGAGCAGGCGTTGTTAGTTATAACAAAGGCAGTATAGAGTTTGACAACGGCAGTCGAATCGTTGCACAAACCACCACAGAAAACACTGGAAGAGGCATGAGTATTACATTGCTGTACTGTGATGAGTTTGCATTTGTGCGTCCTACCATTGCCCGTGAGTTTTGGACTTCAATTTCACCTACACTGTCAACAGGTGGTGGAGCAATCATTACCAGCACACCAAACAGCGATGAAGATCAGTTTGCTTTTATATGGAAGGGTGCAAACAAGACAGAAGATCAATTTGGTAACGAGACCGAACTCGGTGTAAACGGATTTAAAGCATTTAGAGCCTACTGGGAAGAACATCCTGACAGAGATGAACAATGGGCAGAAGAACAACGTAACATATTGGGTTTAGACCGTTTCCGTCGCGAAATGAACTGTGAATTTATTATCAACGATGAGACACTAATTGCTCCTGCAAAACTAATTGAATTGGAAGGCGTAGAACCAGCATACAAAACTGGACAGGTGCGTTGGTATAAACCACCACAGCCAGGAAAAATTTATGTAGTTGCACTCGATCCAAGTCTTGGTACCGGCGGCGATCCTAGTGCCATACAGGTATGGGAAGCTAATACTACCGAACAAGTTGCTGAATGGAGACACAATAAAACAACCATACCAGAGCAAATAAGAATTCTTGCTGACATTTGTAAACACATTAACGATACTGTACAAAATACACAAAGTGTATACTATACTGTTGAAAATAACACCATTGGCGAGGCCTCACTTATTAGTATCCGTGATTATGGCGAAGAAAATATCCAAGGATATTTTTTAAGTGATCCTAAAACTGGCAGAGGACGCAAAGGTTTTAACACAACACACAAGCCAAAACTGGCCGCTTGTGCTAAACTCAAAAACCTTATCGAAACAAATCGTATGACAATATTCAGCCGTCCACTTATCAGTGAACTCAAAAACTTTGTAGCACACGGTACAAGTTATGCAGCAAAGCCTGGGGAAACAGACGATCTTGTAATGTCTACAGTTCTTGCAGTGCGTATGATGCAAGTGCTCCAAAGTTACCATCAAGAACTAGATGGCCAAATGACTGACCATGAGGATAACAGTATAGAACCTATGCCGTTTGTGGCAATGTTCTAATAAATAAGCATATGGCAACTAATTCAACATCACAACAATTATATGATACACTGGTAAGCAAGGATTTTGATCCAAAGCCTCTTGACCTTATGGGTAAAGACGTTATTGACCCAAGCCAAGCTGACCTTTTTAGTTTTGAATACAAAACAGAAAACAAAAACTACGGCACTGTTGTAGTTTTACTAGACAGTGAAAGCAACATGGAAGTCTACTACGGCGATAATGTAGGACGCACCATGGAAAGTAATGACAAGAATGACTGGTATGATTTTTTATACCTGTTGAGAAACCTTGCCAAAAAGAACATGTTTACGTTTAGTTTGAACAACATGAACCGTTTAAAGTACAACATGAAAACCATGGCAGCAGTAACAGAAGGCAAACTCTTAGAAGGCTACTACGGTTCAAGTAAAACAAGTTATAGCAACCAGCCAATGGAAACCAAACTTATTATCAAACACAGCCGTCCTCTTGGAGAGGATGATGCACGTTTCCGCAATGTAAAAACACTCTTTGTACAAACTCAAGAAGGTGAACGTTTTAAACTGCCATTTACCAGTCTCACTGGTGGTAAAGCAATGGCACGTCACGTTGCAGAAGGCGGTAATCCATATGATGCTTTTGGACAGCACATCGTTGAAATGATGGCTGAAATGGCTACACTACAAAAATTTGTTAGGGCAAGCAAAAACAAGAGTTACTCAGGAGAAGCAGGCGAGCTAGTTGAGCAAGCAGTAAAGCATTATTCGGCACTTAAAAGAAAAGCAAAACGTATTATCGGTCGCAGAGGCTATCACGAAGAGCTTGAAGCATATGATCCTATTACGATCACAGATTTAGATGAAACAGTTGATGCTGTGCGTGAACTGTTCATACAGCAAAGTCTAGACGAGAGGGTTGAACAAGCTCTTCCATTACTAGCAAAGATTCAGGAAACTAACATGAAAGAAGCAGATATTTTTGAGCGTTGGGTCAACAATCTGATTGAAAACCCAACAGAAGAAGAACCCGAAGAAGATGAGCAACTAGAAGAAGCACACGCTGGTGACACTTGCAGTTGTTGCGATAACAAAATTGACGAACAAGGCAAATGCGGATGTGGACCTGAATGCAGCCACTGCGGCGGACAACATGAAATTGAAGAAGTCGTTGACATTGATACAGGAAAACAAGCACTTAAAGCAGAGCGTGATCCTATGTTAGAAGCAGAATTAGCACGGATTTTGCAACTAACCAAATAATTGAAAAAGAGCCATAAAAGTAACCCTTTTACGTTGACATACTAAATAAAAATGCGTACACTATAGCAGTGTTATGCATTTAGGCAAAACACAGAGTAGTAGTTGCTACTCGTAGGCATTATTAAGGCAAAGGAAAACAAACATGGCATCTTTAGCAGAAATTCGTGCTAGACTCTCGGCCGCAGAGAGCAAACAAGGCACTTCAGGTCAAGGCGGCGACAACGCAATTTACCCACATTGGAACATGAACGAAGGCGACTCATCGCTACTTCGCTTTCTTCCTGATGGGGATAACAACAACACGTTCTTTTGGGTAGAACGTGCAATGATCAAACTGCCATTCAATGGCATCAAAGGCGAGATGGATTCTCGCAATACACTGGTACAAGTACCTTGTGTTGAAATGTGGGGTGAATCATGCCCTATCCTTGCAGAAGTACGCACCTGGTTCAAGGACGCAAGCCTTGAAGACATGGGTCGTAAGTACTGGAAAAAGCGCAGTTACATCATGCAAGGCTTTGTTCGTGAGAATGCTATCTCCGACGACAACTCTCCAGCAAACCCAATCCGCAGATTTATTATTGGTCCGCAGATTTTCCAGATCATCAAGTCAGCATTGATGGATCCTGAGTTGGAAGAACTTCCAACAGACTATGAACGTGGTCTTGACTTCCGTGTAAGCAAAACAAGCAAAGGCGGATATGCAGACTACTCAACCAGTAAGTGGGCCCGTAAAGAAACTGCACTGACTGTAGAAGAACTTCAAGCAGTAAACGATCACGGCTTGTTCAACTTGAACGATTTCCTTCCTAAGCGTCCAAGTGAAGAAGAGCTGAAGATCATGCAAGAAATGTTCGAAGCCAGTGTAGACGGGCAACCTTATGACCCAGAACGTTGGGGATCTTACTTCCGTCCAGCAGGCTTTAGTGCTCCTGTAACTGCTCCAATTAATGGCTCTGGACCAGCAAGCACTCCTGTAGCGGAAGCAACTCCAACGCCGACTCCTGCACCAATTCCCCCTGTGGCAGAGTCGGCCGCTGAGTCAGCCCCTGTTGCTGAAGCACCAGTACAAACTGAGGCACCAGCAGGCAATCAAAAGGCTGAAGACATCCTAGCGATGATTCGTAGCCGTCAACAACAATCGTAAAAAGTAATGGGCAGGTATCCCCTGCCCTTTTTTACCTATGAATGGAATTCATCTTGTTGTTTTTTGTGCTATTGATTACCAGCATTTTTTACATGATTGTATTGCATCAGCAAAGGATAATATACAGGATAATATTTTAAGTATCACTGTGGTATCTAATGCCCAAATACAAACAGAACACAAACTTTTATTGGATAAAGACATATGGGCAAAAATTGATCCAGACTTTGAATTCAAGGGTAACTTGTATAAACACAACTGGGTAAAACAGCAAATTATAAAACTACATCTTGATTATTTTTTTGCAGGAAACATTCTAGTGTGCGATGTTGAAGTACGTTTTAAACAAAAACTCAAATGGTGTTCAGAAGACAAGTGCAAGGTATATTCAATGGATCGGCCAGGCGGCGATGATAGTGAAGTATTTGTATACGAGCTCTTAGGAATTTGTCCTAACAGAGGTTATCTTTCTGAAGCAAGTATTTTTGCAAGTGATTTGCTTTGCGATTTACGTCGTGATATTAAAAACAAATTTAAAAACACTTTTTTACAAACTATCTGCAACATTGTTTTTGATGATTTCAGAGCATCTAGTCCGGAACTTACAGTTTTTATGAGCGAGTATGAGTTATACAACAACTACTTGATTAACTTTCGCAAAGATCGAGTGTGGTTAGTTGTGCCGCACAACGAATGTATGTATTCGAGCATTGAACACGGTTTGCAAACTAAACTGTCTACATCAGACACCCAATGGATAAATTTTTATGATCAGGTTAAAGATCCAACATGGCCTGATTGTAATAAAGAAGAAGATTTTGTAAAATTACCAAAACATATTCAGCAAGAATGTATAGAGGTATATGGATATAAACCAATTTAGTCTTAGATTTTTTTTGAAAAAAACCATATCTTATAATCTAGACATAATAATGAATACATAGTATTATATATTAAGTGCATATAGGAAAAAATTTAGTTGAAACATTTATTGGTTGGTTGTAGTTTTACAGATCCACTAAAGCACCCGAACACCGAAGAACACAAACTTATTGGAGATTATATATGGCAAAACCATTTGACGTAAGCAAGTTCCGCAAGGAAATTACAAAAAGCATTGACGGACTCAGCATTGGGTTCAATGATCCCACTGATTGGATCAGCACAGGAAACTATGCACTCAACTATCTTATCTCAGGAGACTTCCACAAAGGTGTTCCACTGGGCAAGGTTACAGTGTTTGCCGGAGAATCAGGCGCAGGTAAGAGTTACTTTGTATCAGGTAACATTGCTAAAAGTGCTCAAGAGCAAGGCATTTTTGTTGTGATGGTCGACAGCGAAAACGCATTGGATGAGCAATGGCTTTTAGCACTAGGTGTGGATACCAGTGAAGATAAACTGCTAAAACTTAGCATGAGTATGATCGATGATGTTGCAAAAACTATTTCAACATTCATGAGCGACTACAAAGCGTTACCCGATGGAGAGCGTCCTAAGGTATTGTTTATCATTGATAGTTTGGGCATGCTGTTGACACCTACTGACGTTGATCAGTTCAGCAAGGGTGATATGAAAGGTGACCTAGGTCGTAAGCCTAAAGCACTTACAGCATTGGTGCGTAACTGTGTAAACATGTTTGGCAGTTACAACGTTGGCATGGTATGTACTAACCACACATACGCAAGCCAAGATATGTTTGATCCAGATGACAAGATCTCAGGCGGACAAGGCTTTATCTATGCATCAAGTATTGTGATTGCAATGAAGAAGATGAAGCTCAAAGAAGATGAGTTAGGTAACAAAATCTCAGACGTGCGTGGTATTCGTGCAGGCTGTAAAGTTATGAAAACACGATATGCAAAGCCGTTTGAAGGCGTGCAGGTTAAGATTCCATATGAAACAGGTATGAATCCGTATAGTGGACTCGTGGACATGGCTGAGAAAAAAGGCCTGTTGGTTAAAAGCGGCAATCGCTTGATGTTCGAATCCAAGTCAGGTGAGCAGATCTTACAGTTCCGCAAAGCATGGGAATCAAACGAAGACGGGTGCTTGGATAAACTAATGCTCAGTTTTAAAGAAATAGAAGATGAGGTAAGTACAGACACTACAGATGTTGACATTGTAGAAGAACAACAAACAGAGGAGTAAAAATGTCTATCGATCTTGCTGTACAACTGTGGAAAGAAACACGCAGTTTTATCCACGACTCATACGATAAAAAAGAAGCTGCCGAAGCAGTATCAACAGTGTTAATGGAACACTTTGACGTAGATGATATTGCTGACGCATTTAAATTTGATAAAAACATCATCAACAGCATTGCAGAGTACATCAACGATGATGAACTTGAAGATCTTGATGATTATCACGACGACGAAGATGATTAATGTGGTATTCACGGGTTACAAATAGCCTCAGCAACATTCCTGACTTTATTGCACACTTTGAAGCAGAACTACAAAGTGCTAAAAGTGAGTGTAGGGTTGGCGGTGTTGTTGAAAAACACATTCGTGATCTTCCGGGCATAACTGAGCACCGTTTTAATCAACTACAAGAGATTGAAGCGGTGCTCAACTATCTCAACATTCAACTGCGTAAAATACGCAGAAAGCATTTCCAAAAGTATCTTGAAAACTATGCCCGAGCACTTACCAGTAGGGACGCTGAAAAGTATGTGGACGGCGAAGACGAAGTCATTGACTTTGAAACCATCATCAACGAAGTAGCACTACTGCGCAACAAGTGGCTGGGTATCATGAAAGGTTTGGATACAAAGCAATGGCAGATGGGACACATTGTGCGTCTCAGAACTGCCGGCATGGAAGATATACAAGTATAACTACACTGTATGAAAGTAAAAGCATTTCTTAAAATCAACCGCATGGATGCACACGGTATTTTCTGTTTGCGTTACTGGTGTGAAGTATTCAAAGATTACGAAACTTACATATTGTGTGACAAATTCAAGCAAGGACAAGAGCCGCCTCCTGCTGAATTACACACAGTAGCACTTGATTATCCCAAGATACAGTTTATTAACAGTGATTATACCAGTAAAAAGTATTTTGCAAATCTCAAACCACGCAAGGTTGGAATGGCCATGGCCAATGTCACGCCCATCATGCAAGGTGACAGCGATGCATTTTGGATGATTGATGCCGACGATACAATGTTTTTGACTCATGCATATGATCGTGTGCAAGAAAAACTGCGTATTGCAGAACAACAGTTTGTAGAGCGTGAACTAGATGCTTACAGTTTAGATTTCTACCGCAATCATAACAATGGTTGGACATTTGGTGTTGCACTGATACGCACAAACATTTCAATGGATCTACTTGCGTCTGTGCAAGGACCAGAAATGCGTGATTTAAATTTTGCTAGAAATATTGATACAGTATTTCATGTACTTTGGAAAAAAGAACAGTTAAAGTGTGCCAACTTTGTGTTTACTGGAATGGCGTTTCAGCACACATATAACAATTATCCATTGATGCCACAGGGTGTCTACTATTGGAACAAGGGATGCCTTTGGGAAGCACCTTTACAACCAGATGTGGTAACCATATGAATATAGTTGTCCAGGCAGGTGGAAGAGGCAGTAGACTTCGACATCATACTTGGAATAAACCAAAATGTCTTGTTAGTGTGCGAGGCAAACCTATACTTTACCATTTGTTTGATAGATTCCCTGAAGCCAAGTTTTATGTAATTGGCGATTATCTGTACGAGCAACTGGAAAAATATATTACCAGTAACGATCCAGGAGTTGATGTAACACTCGTTCGTGCTAAAGGTACAGGTACCGCTAGCGGAATAGCACAAGCCGCTGAACAGTGCGATCCTGCTGAACCTGTGATGCTTATCTGGAGCGACATCATAGTACATGATTTTGATTACCCTATTGACCTTGCTTCATGCACTGTGTATACCACAGATGCATTTGCATGTAGATGGAGCTATGATGGGCAATGGGGACTGGTTGAACAAACAAGCCACACATACGGTATACCCGGCATATTTCACTTTGAAAACCCTGCAACATTACAAAGTGTACCCACTAGTGGGGAGTTTGTACGTTGGTTCAGTGAAAATGTAACGTACTACAAGTTACAAAATGCTAGCGATATCGAAGAGCTTGGAGATTTTGCAACCATTGAAAACGACAATGACAGTGTTGGATTTTGTCGTTTCTTTAACAGCGTTACAGTAAAACAAGATTGTGTTATTAAAAAGGCAATTGATCCTGAATACAGTCATCTGGTGGACGGTGAAATTGAATGGTATAACAAAGCTCATGCACTAGGATTTAAACGCATTCCTAAAATAATAGACACTGATCCACTGGTTATGAGTAGGATACAGGGTCAGCATGTGTGGGAAATTCAAGATTTAACCCATAGAGAACAACGTGCATTACTAAGTGATCTACTGCTTACACTGCATGACCTACACAGCAGAGCTGGTGAAATTGCAAAACCTAAAGATGTACATGCGGTATATATTGAAAAAACAAAACAACGTGTACACAGTGTGGAAAAACTTATTCCTGGTATTGGCAACGAAAGCCTAACCATTAACGGTGTAAAATGTCCAAATATATTTCATGCAAAGCATAGCCACCTCTGGGAAAAAATTGAATCAGCAGTCAAGGCGTATACTTTTCAAACAATACACGGTGATCCAACCTTTAGCAATACCATAGTTGATCACAATTTAAAATGTTGGTTGATTGATCCACGAGGATATTTTGCACACCCAAACAACATCTTTGGCGACCCAGATTATGATTTTGCCAAGGTATATTACAGTGCAGTGGGCGGATATGATACGTTCAATAGACGAAAGTTTAAACTGTACGCCGATGGCGAAACAGCAGAAATTATTATGGCAGAGCCAAGTACCTCACAGGTAGCTCAACAAGTTTTTGCAGAATTCTTTGGCGACAAAATGAGTAAGATTGAGATACTGCATGGACTTATATGGTTAGCACTTAGCGGGTATGCCAAGGATGATGTTGACAGTGTAATTGGTAGTTTTTACCTTGGACTGTATTACCTCAAACAAGGATTAGATAAATGGAACACTACTTTAAAAACATAGACGGCTGGTTTGGCTTTAGGCATCAGTACGAAGATATGTTTCACTGGATACCCGACAATGGTACATGGGTAGAACTTGGTTGCTATCAAGGACGAAGTTTGTGTTGGCTTATGGTGCAAAGATACAATTACAACAGACACTTTAATGTATATGCAATTGATAGTTGGCCAACTGATGAAGACGAACAAGAATTTTTAGATCAAGTTGAGCTTGGATATGGTTTTCTCAACAAAGCAGTAGAGCGTTTCAAAGAAACAATGCGTCCGTTTGACGGCGAGTTCACACCGATCAAAAGCATTAGTTGGGAAGCCGCAGATCAATTTGAAGATGGCAGTGTTGATTATATAATGATTGATGCTGGGCACGATTATGCCAGTGTTACAAAAGATATCAAAGCATGGTGGCCCAAAATACGCAGTGGTGGATACATGGGTGGCGACGATTATGACTTACGCGGCGGCGATGTACAAAGTGCTGTGGACGGATTTGTAACAGCAAACAACTTATCAGTGTTAATTAAACCAAACATCAAAGAAAGCAAAGGCACATACAGTAAAGGAAGTGGAAATTGGCTAATACAAAAACCTTAATACCATTTGAACTCAGTGATAATCTACATCACACATGGTTCTTTGATCTAGACGGAACAATATTCAAGCACAATGGCTTATTTGAAGACGGCTACGATACATTGTTGCCTGGCGTCAAAGAATTATGGGCTTGCATACCTCTCGATGATGTAATCGTTATAAGCACAGCACGAAAAAGTTGCTGGAAAGAAAAAAGTGTACAAACTTTGATAGATAATGGCCTATGGTACAACTTCCTGTTATTTGATTGTGCTCATGGCGAACGTATTGTGGTAAACGATAACAAACCTGAATTCAATCTTAAAACTGCTATTGCCTGGAATGTTGAAAGAGACAAAGGCTTCCCTCAATGAACGACATGCTTATCATAGTACACAGTCATCACTATGAAGATAGTTTGACCAAGTGCAAAAACTATGATGAAGTTGCTGCATTTTTTATTGCTAAATTTTTACGCTTACATGGATACCATGTAAAGATTGTGCCTGGTCAACCCTGGCTAGGAACAAAGAAAGTTGTTAAAAGTAGTATACACGCATTTGATCAACACTTTGATAAAACTTTATTGGATCGCTATCACAATGTGATGTTTGTGGGTGCTGTACCTTTAAAGATTTGTAGTCCTAAAATTGTAGAATGGTTTACAAAAAATGTAAAAGGACTTATGATTGAATTTGGAGAGTACCGTCGAGGTGCAAAACGTGATTTGCAGTTCTTTTGCTTGCCTGGTCCAGAAACAAAGACTGATTACTGTGTAGGTCCTATGTATGATGGATCAAGTTTGTATCCAGATAAGCAATACGAAAAACTTGTAGTACACATTGATCATCACTTGCCTGGACGAGGCGATTGCCACCAGCAAATCGTTGAAAAGATACAGGAACTGCCTTCGAACCAAATTTTTCAACAACACTGGAACGGTTATGAATTGTACTATCACGGCATCAGACTAGACAGTATAGACCAATTGGATTTTTATAACAAGCCGCCAAACATTCCGTTTGCTGACCTTAGTGCAATTTATAGAAAGACCCATGTTGGTTTTCTAAGTCATAGAGAAACAATGGGGTTATATCCAGTTGAGCTAGCGGCTTGTGGAAGTGTTGTTGGTGTATTCAATGTTGAATTTATGCCACCTAGCATGTATGACATAATCACTGTAGAATTTAACAGTGATGATTTTTGGGATAATGTATTGACAAATATATCTCCACAATACTCAACACAAATACAACAAAGAATGCTGCCTTACAGTTACGAACAAGGTGTTGCAAAAATGGTAAAGACTATTCAACAACACGAACGTTGGACCCAAGTGTAAATTCTAGTTTGTCTACACTGTACACTCGATCTTCACAAACATCAATGATATGATGATAACCCCAATCTTCAAGCATGTTGTGTAAACGATCATCAGGCCAACCAAATTTTTCACCGTGCCCGTACATTTCAAGAGCTATTACAGGATGATGTTTTTTTATGGTTTGTTCTGCGCCTTGCAGTGCAAAGCCTTCGCTACCTTCAACGTCTAGGTGTATTAGGTCACACTGCTCCAAGCCAAGACTGTCAATGGTATAGGTCGGAATGTTACCTGATCCTTTTATATATAATCCCCCACGGTTAGGACGTACTGGCCCAAGGCTTTCATCATAGCTCATTGTCACAAGCCCAGGTGCGTTACCAAGACATGCTTGACTTTTAATCACTGAGTGATCTGTATTGCGAACAAGACATTGGAAGTTTATTGGATCGGGCTCAAAAGTATACACTGTTTCAAATATTTCTTGATAAAATCTTGGATACATGCCCGCCATTCCGCCAGCTTGTACCACAACGTTGTGTTTGGGTACAAATCTGCTTATTAATTCTGGCACGTTTTGTCTTACTCTTAGGAACTTGTAGCAACCGTAATCGCTAACCGGCCACCACAAGCCATCGCGAAGTTCTATTTCGTTGTCAAATGACTGTGTTTTAAATTGGCGTGGCTCTTCTGAGTAAGGGCGGATTTTAATTGGCATAATCATACTTATTTGATTAGAGTTATAACCCACTATAAATACCTGCATGAAAATTGTATTAGTTACTGGTGGGTTTGATCCACTGCATTCTGGACACATTCGATACTTTACCGAAGCAAAAAAGTTAGGTGATACACTAATTGTTGGTGTTAACAGCGATGCTTGGCTCTCACGCAAAAAAGGTAGACCTTTTATGCCATTGGAAGAGCGAGCCGAAGTTATCAGGGCACTCAGTATGGTAGATGCTGTGGTTGCTTTTGATGATGATTACGATGCAGATGGTAGTTGTCGACGTTTTATTGAGGATTCGTGTTGGAACTATGAAGAAGATGAAGTTGTTTTTGCAAACGGAGGAGATCGTACTACAGGCAACATTCCTGAAATGGAAGTTATTGCTGAGAATCTTTCTTTTGAATTTGGTGTTGGCGGTGCAGACAAGGCTAACAGCAGTAGTTGGATACTTGCAGAATGGAAAGCGCCAAGAACAGAACGACCTTGGGGATATTACCGAATATTGCATGAGGAACCAGGAGTCAAAGTCAAAGAACTAGCAGTAGACCCAGGCAAAAAACTTAGCATGCAAAAGCATAGCCAACGCAGTGAATATTGGTTAGTACATGAAGGTCGTGCAACTGTTATTCATCAGCGTAATATAGGAAGCGATACATTAACCAGCCATCTCTATCAGCATGATGAGTTACACATACCAGTAGGTACCTGGCATCAGCTTGTAAATGATTTTACACAACCTCTTAGAATCATTGAAATACAGTACGGTGAGGATTGCATTGAAGAAGACATTGAAAGAAAAAACACTTAACATTTATGTAGGATGGGATAGTCGCGAACCTATTGCTGCTGATGTGTGCAAATACAGCATTCATGAAAATACTAGCATGCCAACCAATGTAGTATATCTGCAACAAGACAACCTGCGTGATCTTGAACTGTATTGGCGAGAAGTAGATGAATTAGCAAGCACTGAATTTACTTTTACACGTTTTTTGGTACCCCATCTCAATGATTATAATGGCTATGCTATTTTTGTTGATTGTGACTTTTTGTTCACTGGAGATATTGCTGATCTGATGGAACAAATTGATCCTAAGAAAGCCGTTACAGTTGTACAACATGATTATACTCCCCCTGAGGGAACCAAGATGGATGGTCAAAGGCAATATGCATATCCTAGAAAAAACTGGAGTAGCATGATTGTTTGGAATTGTGATCACCCTAAAAACAAAACAGTAGACTTAGAATTTGTTAACAGCGCAACTGGGCAAGACTTACATAGATTTACTTGGCTAGAAGATGATGATATTGGAACTCTCAATCCTGAATGGAATTGGCTTGTTGGCTGGTATAGAGAGTACAGAGATGGTTTTCCAAAAGCATTGCACTATACTGAAGGAGGCCCATGGTTTGATGAATATAGAAATTGCGAGTATGCTGAGATTTGGAATACCTATAGAGATAGATTTTTAGATTTTAAAAACACTAAATCCGGTGCTGACATTGCCGATTTAGATCTGCCTGATAACACCAAGAACATTATCACTATGATCTTGCAACAACGTAGAGATCCTGGGTGTTTATGGTACAAAACTGACATTAGCAAAATAATTAAAGAAATAAATGCATCTTCTCGACCAATACCCTGTCTTGGTGTACTTGATGCTGATCCAGACATTGCAGGAGACATTAAAAAAATGGATGTATACATTGATGCTTTTTTACAAGGTTCTGATGGCGTTGTTACCATGAGTAAAAACACACAAGACTTTGACAGAAGTGTTCCAGTGGTTATCAGAGGGATTGCAAAGAGAAAAGTGATCCACCGCTGTCAAGCAGAAGGTAGGAATTATTTTTACATTGATACAGGATATTTTGGCAATTGGAAACACAAAACTTTTCATCGCATAACAAAGAACAGCATGCAATACACAGGCTCAATAGATCAATACATTCCCGAGGATAGATTTGTAAAAACAGGTGCTAGTATTAGCAAGCATCGCATCGGTAGAGATATCTTGATTTGTCCTCCGAGTCAAAAAGCCATGAACTATTGGAACATGGATTTAGACGAATGGTTAGACAATACTGTTTCTGAAATTCAAAAACACACAGATCGTCCAATTGTAATCCGCAAAAAGACCAGCCGTAGTGAACGTGTAAACAATGATACTATGGAAATGGCATTAAGTAGAAATGTACACTGTATGGTAACATTTAACAGTATTGCCGCAGTTGAAAGTTTAATGTATGGCAAACCTGTGTTTACTCTTGGACCTAAAGGCACAAACGCAGCTGAACCATTCAGTAACAAAGACCTAGCTAAAATAGAATGCCCATTTATGCCAAGTTTAGACGAAGTGCGAATACTTTTGTGTAATCTAGCATATCAACAGTTTACCACGCAAGAAATGAAAGACGGCACTGCGTGGCGCATGCTCAATGGGGGATAATCATGGCTTTCGATTACGATGTTGCAGTGTATATGGGCAGTCTGCCCAAAATACAAAATCATAAACTCAAAGTTCAACTAATGCAAGCATTTGCAAATGGTGCTGAACGTGCCGGAGCCCGTGTGTACATAGGCGATCTCAAACGTACAATGGTTAATGCAAGACTGGCAGTAATCATTGGCTGGGTTGGTATGAACTTCAGTGGACCGCACATATATTTTAGACAAAATATTATACAACACCAAAAGAAAATTGGTGGCCGGGTTATGAGTATTGATGGCAGTTGTTTTAAGTTTAGTCACAGTGGCGACATGTGGTTACGATATAGTTTGGACAGTGTTTTCTACAACGAAGGCGAGTATGCTAATGCAAACAGTGATTCGCAAAAGTGGGTAGACATATCAACCACTCTTAATTTAACTTTACAACCGTGGCAACATCAAGGCAATCATATTTTGATTTGTTTGCAAAGAGATAGCGGGTGGAACGCTAAAGGTTTTGATCAAGATGTATGGCTACGGAAGACGCTTAAAACTGTAAATGGTTATTCAGACCGTCCAATTCTTATACGTCCGCATCCTGCAAATAAAATAAATTGGGCGGCTAAACTAAAGGATTATAAAAATATCACAGTATTAGATCCACTACAAACAAATCTAATGCAAAACTTAAAAAAAGCACATGCTGGTATTTTTTATAACAGCAGTAGCAGTGTAGCAAGTGCGCTAGCTGGTGTACCTGTGTTTGTAAGCGAAGAAAGTGCTGTGACCTATGACATAGCCAATCATCGAACAAAACTTATTGAAAATCCTGCTATGCCTGATCGTGAACAATGGTTGTATGATCTTGCTGCGTGTCACTGGACAATTGAACACAGTGAGCGCGGAGATATTTATCGCCACTTTGAGCCTTATCTACCAACCTAGAATTACGTCGTGACGCACACGAGTTAGTTCTCTTGCACCCCAACTCTTGATAAGCTCTGCCGCATCAAATTGTGTATCCGCAGTTTTTCCAGTGTCTTCGTGGAGTTTTTGTTCAACTACCATAATAGGTCTGCAACGCTTAATGGTTTGCTCCGCTCCACGTACAATTGGTAATTCGTAACCTTCGCAGTCAATTTTAATATAATCTACAGTGTCAAGCATAAAATAATCCAAGGTGTGCATTTGCACACTGCCTGTGCCCATGCTGTTTTGATCTACATGGCTGTGTCCAGTATTACCTTCTGTGACAATCATTTGTATCATGGTTTCTTGTTCACCTAGCGCACAGGGCATGGTGAGCAAATTGTCAGCAGTTACGTTCTTTTCTAAACATAAACGGAATTGTTCAACTGGCTCAAATGCCATTACACTGTCAAATTCTGCACACAGGTCTCTGCTCCATAACCCTATGTTAGCACCTATATCCAATGCTAATCTTCGGTCTTTGACATAACGTAAACTGCGTTTGCGAACTGGCTCTTGATATACAGGTCGATTGCCTTTTTGAATGTTTTTGTCCAGCATTTCGCAAAAGTGTGTATCTTCATCAGGGAACCACCATCCATGTTTTGTATACATTTAACCTCCTAGGACCTGTTGCCAGTAAGGATGATCAGTGTGTAGCCTTACTTCTTTTGCTTTACTGTGTCCACGTTGCTTTCGATCGCCTTTCATGTGATCCATGACACTACCAAGTTCACTGTTTATAAACGGATGTCCTGCAAGCCCTTTAGTATCAGGCTCTGGATTCAAGTTGTGAAATTTGACTTTGTATTTGTCGCGCCAAAGTTTTCTTACTTCGTCCCAAACAAAACTGTCGTGCCATTCTTTGTAATTGAATATTGTATCGCTATCGTACAATGAAGCAAAGTGCTGTATAAATTTCAAAGCCAATGGATCTCGCATGTTGTAAGCTACCCAGCCACACTCACTGTGATACCTATCAGTGCGTCCTAGATAACTGATGAAACTGTTTTCAGGGCAAACTCGAGACAACCATTTGTATGTTACTGCGCTGTGTGTATGGCTATCAGCATCCAACCAGATTAACCAATCAGTGTCTGTGTTTTCTGCGGCATGTCTTGTAGCAAAAACTTTGTAACAAAATCTTACAGCTTGCCATTTGAAACTTTTCTTCTCACTCCAATCATCTTGATTGTGTGGGCCTTTGCCACCATGTGCTTCTGGATTTTCCCTATGTCTTTTAACAAATTTTCTAACAGATTTATCCACACTCATTAGATCAATCACTTGTACATTGCTTTTTGTGGTTTTTGGTGTGCAGTGTTCTGCGTAGACTTTAAGTTGTACACTGTTGGGCCAATGTTGTTCAAATGTGTCTATCATTCTTTGGCCATATAATTCTAGACCCTGCTGATTGAAAGTGGTAATTACAGTATATCTTATCATGTGAGTATTTAGTGATCAAAAACATAGCATATTATCCTTTGCAGTGCGCTCGTAACAGTGTGCCTGTGATGGACAGATTTTTGTCAAGTTGTAGACGTGCAGGTATAAAACCAGTGCCCGACAGCATGGACTGCGATGCCGCAGTTATATGGAGTGTGCTATGGCACGGACGCATGGCAAAAAATCAAGAAGTGTACGAACACTATAGGGCACAAGGCAAGCCTGTGATAGTGATTGACGTAGGCGCATTAAACAGAGAAGTAACCTGGAAAATTGCTATCAACAACATCAACGCCGAAGGCCATTATGGGCATAAACACAATCTTGACATGGACCGGCCACGTAAA